GAGGACTGCCGTGGCTCGCGCCAGTCATGGGCACCCTCGATCATCTCGCCCGATTCCAAGAGGCCGCGCTCGTGCGCGAGCGTGTCGCTGCCTGCTTCGCTGCGTTCATTGTGAAGCCGGAGCACGACATGGGCGTCCCGCTCGACGCTACTGGCAGCAGCGAGCAGCGGGCGCTCGACCTCGAGCCCGGCTCGATCGAGCAGCTCCTGCCCGGGGAGGACATCCGGTTCCCCAACCTCGGCGGGCTCGGCCAAGATTTTAGCAGCTTCATGAATCACAACATGCGTCAGGTCGGCGCGGCTCTCGGGCTGCCGCTCGAGCTGTTCGCGAAGGATTTCAGCCAGACCAACTACAGCTCCGCACGGGCAGCCATGATCGAGGCCCGCAGGGTGTTCCAGCAAACGCAGCACGCGCTCATGCGCTCGGTGCTCACGCCGATGTGGAATCTCGTTTTCGAGGAGGGCTATCTGCGCGGGTATCTGGGCAGTCTGCCCGGGGCCGACGCAGACCTCGGGCCGTGGTGCAAGGCCCGCTGGGTGCCGCCTGGTTACGGCTGGGTCGATCCAGTCAAAGAGATCAGCGCGTCTCAATCGGCAATCGAGGTCGGCGTCAGCACGCTGTCAGACGAAGCCGCTGCCCAGGGGCGCGACTGGGAAGAGGTGCTCGAGCAGCAGGCCCGCGAAAAGCAGCGCCGGCTTGAGCTCGGCTTGTTCCCCAACGGGGTCGAGCCCAACAACAGCGAGGAGGAGCAGAATGCCTGATCGCGACGAGCGCGACACGCTCGACATGCCCGCCGGCGCAGCGCGATTCGCTGAGGCCGACACGGTGCGTTTTGAGTACACGACGGACAATGAAGAAGCCGGCGGAAACCTGCGCGTGTTTGCCAACAGCGGCCAGCCGATTGAGGGCCATTGGTACTGGGGCAACTTCGCGATCGACCTCGACGGGCTCGAGGTGGGCCGGCAAGCCAAGCCGATCCTGCTGGACCACGACGCCAGCGCGATCGTCGGCTACACGCACACGATCGAGAAAACTGAGGACGGTATCGTCGCCGAGGGGACGATTCTGTCAGGCGAGGGCGACGACTTCGCTGCGGCGCGTAAGGTCAGCAACCTAGCCGCGCAGGGCTTCCCGTGGCAAGCCAGCGTCTACGTCCCCCCGCTGTCCGTCGAGCGCGTGCCGGCGGGCAAGTCAGCAACTGTGAACGGATTCACCCTGGACGGTCCAGGTCACATCTTCCGTAAGTCGGTGCTGCGCGAGGTCACGGTTACCTCGCTGGGTGCCGACGAGAATACTGACGCGGAAATGTTCCGCGAAGGGAAGGAGCGTATCGTGGCAAAGCTCACGGATGCTTCGAGTGACGTTGAGACTTGCGAGATCGCTCGCAACATCAGCGAGGTCGAGCAGGCCGAGCTGAGTCTCGGCGAGGACACTGGGGGAGCGGCTGTGGAGCCTGCGTCGGTCGATCCGACCGCCGACACCGCGATGCTCTCCGACCAGATCACCGACGCGGTGGCCACCGAGCGCCAGCGTATCGCCCGTCTTATGAAGGCCAGCGAGCCGCACCAGTCGGCGCTGCTGTCTGACCTGATCGAGAAAGGCGTTGAGCTGACCGAGGGGCTGGAGGCGCTGATCGACGACGCCAAGACTTTCAAAGCGGGCAAGCTCGAGCAGCTCGCCGAGGAAGCGCCGGAGTCGGTCGAGTTTAGTGACGAGTCGAGCGATCACGACGGCAGCGACGAAGGCAAGGCGCGTGCAAAGTTTGCCGCGAGCCCGGAGCTGCAAGAAGAGTTCATGAACAACGTCGACCTGTACCTCTCGTGGTGCCAGGTCGAGGGCAGCATTGAGGGGAGCGCCTAATGGCGAACCTGACCGCGGATACCGTCCGCAAGTACCAGGGCGGCGTTGAGCCGATGTTCGAGCAGTTCCCGATGACTGCCTCTGTCAAAGCGTACCAAGGGTCGGCGATGGGTCTCGCCAGCGGCAACGCCAAGATCCTCGCGGGCACTGACGCCGTGTTCATCGGCTTTGCCGAGCGGCAGGCGGACAACTCTGCCGGGATCGCCGGCGCGGTCGACGTGACCGTGCGTCAGCGCGGCATGGTCGAGCTCGCGGTCACGGGCGTCACCACGACGACCGCGCCCGGAACCACGATCTACGCCAGCAGCGGCAACGACTTCACCACTACTTCGACGTCGAACAAGTCGATCGGCAAGCTCGTGCGTGCCGTCTCGGCTGGCGTGGCTATCGTCTACTTTGAGGCCACCGGCCTCACCAGCGTCTAGGCGCTAGAATAGGAGACCTGTAATGGGTGCTGAATTCCTGTCCAGCCGCGCCATCCGGGCGCTTCTCCAGCAGAGCATGGTCTCTGCGACTCCCGACCCGTGGGTCGAGATGGTTTCTACGCTGTTCCAGAGCGATCAGGACAGCGAGACCTACAAGTGGCTTTCGGAAACTCCCGCGCTGCGTGAGTGGAAGGGCCAGCGTCAGGTCAACGATTTCGTCGACTACGGGATCACCGTCATCAACACCCCCTACGAGGCGACGATCGAAGTCAAAAAGCGCGAAATGCGCCGTGACAAGACCGGTCAGCTCGAGATCAAAGTGGGCGACCTGGCCCGCCGCGCCCAGACTCACTGGAGCAAGCTGGTCTGCGCGATGCTCGAGTCGAACCCGACCGCCTATGACGGGCAGTCGTTTTTCTCGGCCAGCCACAGCGAGCTCGACAGCGGTACCCAGACCAACCTGGGCACCAGCAACATCACGACGGCCAACGACCCGACTGCGGCTGACATGAAGGACGCTATTCTGGGCGCCGTGTCCAAAATCGTGGGCTTCAAGGACAGCGCCGGCGAGCCGGTCAACGAGGACGCGAGCCAGTTCATGGTGCTCGTCCCGACCAACATGCTGTCGGCGACCGCTGCGGCTGTCGGCAGCTCGGTGATCGTCGAGTCCGGTGGCGCGGTCACCAACACGATGGCGGTCATGGGTAACTTCGGGTTCCGCTACGCGGCCACCGCCCGTTTCACCAGCGACGATGTGTTCTACGTCTTCCGCACTGACGGCATGGTGCCGGCGGTGATTCGTCAGCAGGAGTCGCTCCCGCTGATTACTGCGAAGGCGGAGGGGTCCGACTACGAGCACGACTTCAATGCGCACCAGTACGGTGTGTCGATTGACCGTGCCGTCGCGCCGGGCCGCTGGCAGAACGCTGTCCAGCACACCTTCACCTAACTCTACCTCTTTCAGCGGGGGCACCGTGATGGCGGGTCCGGTGCCCCCGCGCTTTACCTGCTGGAGCCGTGATGCCTAACGAGTTCGTCACCAATGGCACCCAGTTCATCTTTTCGCAGACATCGATGACTGAGGCCGCGACGTACTACCCGAACGGCAATCTGGGCAGCGGCAAGTCGATCCGCGTTGTGACCGAGCGCGAAATGATCGCGCCGCTCGAGTACGCGGAATACACGGCAGGGACCACGGTCATTGTGGAGATTGCCAATGACGCCACGCTGGGCGTGACGTCGGTGAACGAAAACAAAGACCTGATCGACATCGTGCTCGTTGAAGGCGAAGTGGCATCGCGGTGCCTGGTCAATTCCGTGGTGCAATCAGACCCCGGAGTGTTTCGACTCTACTGCACGGCATAGGTGAATCATGGCACGAGACGACTTCACCGCCGGCTTTGGAATCGACGGATACGAGACCTACCGCAGACTGTGGCGCGATGCGCCTGACCGGTTTGCCGAGGGCATGTACCGGGGCGTGCGCCGATCAATTGCGGCATTCCGCCGCGACTTCCTTCAGCAAGTGCCGGCCGACATTCGCGGCCGTGGCAACCAACCCGCAAACCAAGGCCCGGGCCGTCGAGCTCGCACGATCGGCAAGGGCTTCCGCTGGACGATGACGCCGGCGACCGAGCAGCAGGTGCGCGGCGACCTCGATACGATCGTCGGGGAGCTGTTCACCGAATCGAAGGCGGCCGCCGGCCTCGAGCTCCCGTCCCGTGTGCGAGCCACAGAGAACCGTAAGCTGGCGATCCCCATCGCTGTACCCGGGGCACCCAACGCGAGCGCTAGGGGCGGCGTGAAACCGTCGTGGCGTTATCTGGGGAAGGTCTACCGGACGAAGCGAAACCAGTATGAGTTCAAGTTCGTCAAGAAGCCCGGCGGGGGCGTGACTGTCTTTGCGCAGCCCAAAGCGAGACGCGGGCGCGGTCGCCCGGCTGCCGACGAGCCGCAACGCCGTCCAGGGCGTGCGTTCCCGATCTTCTACCTGACGACCGAGGTCGTCAACGTGGGCAACCGGCTGCGCTTCTTCCGCACGTGGGACGATTACGATCAGCAGATTAGCCGGCGCATGATGCAGGAGCTCGACAAAGAGATCCGCGAGCTGGCGAAGGCGAGGGCGTCCCGTGGCTGATTCGAGGCGTGAGCTACTTGTGCAGCAGGTCGCCAACGTGCTCGGGGCGATGTCGCAAGCCGCAGGGTATGAGAACGACTACCCGGGCGGCGTGTCGCGGTTTCAGCGTGAAGGCACGGCGCTCAACAATCCCCCAACGGTCGTGGTCTCGCTCATCCAAGACGTCAAAGACAATCGCAGCGAGCACATCATTACGGGCACGGCTGAGATCGCCGTCGAGGTGTTTGCCGTAGACGCCGGCGACCTGGGCGAATCGACAGGAGCTTATCTCGACTCGCTCGCGCAAGACGTCGAGAAGGCGATCGGCAGCGACTCGACGATGGGCGGCTACGCCACGCACTGTTACGTCGAGACGGTGCGTCCGTTCGGCCTGATTGACGGGCTGCCCTACGTCGGCGTGAACGTGAAAGTCATGGCAGAGTACCGGCACGCTCGAGGTGCCCCGGAAACGGGGGCCTGATGATCCTGAACGTGCGCCCGGAGACTCTCCAAGAACGACAGATTTACCGAACCATTCGGCCGCCGGCCGAGTCAGGCATGATCCACAGACGATCGGTCTGGGAGCCTTGGGGCGGTCAGCTAAGACAATGGGTCATGGGCTGGGAGATCGCCAGCGTGGCCGAGAAAGACGCTGTGAGGGCGCTGTGGGATCAGACCTACAACGGCGTGCTGTCTATGGAGTACACCCCGCCAAACGAGGCCGCGACGGTCGTGCGCTTCGTCGAGGATACGTTTGAGTGGCGATTGGTGACGGCGACCTCGGTCGCGATGACCTTCACCATCGAGGAAGTCAGATAGGAGTTCACGATGCCGCTTCTCTCGAGAAAGCAGCAGATTGCCGCCAAGGTGGAGGGCACTGAGGGCACGGCTGAGACGCTGGCCGCTGCCGACGCTGCGTTCAACACCTTTGACGTGCAGTTCACCCCGGACATTCAGCAGATCGAGCGCAACCCGAACCGCTCGACGATCGGCAACCTGCCGTCGATCGCCGGCGTGCGCCTGGGCAGCGTTCGGTTCCGCACCGAGCTCGTGGGCAGCGGCGACGGGGCAGACAACACCCCACCGTTTGCCACCCTGATGAAAGGGTGCGGGTTTCAGGAGAGCACGGCGAGCACCGTCCTGACGATTAGCAGTGCCAGTGGCACGTTTCTGCCGGGCGAGCAACTCTCAAACGGTTCAGGGGGTACAGCTTTCGTCGTCGTCGGTAACGTCGAAAGCGCGACAACCGTCTACACAACCCTCCCGCTCGGTTCTTTCACTAATGGAGACACGATCACGGGCGCGGTCAGCGGTGTGACTGCCACCTATGAGTCAGATACGTCAGACAATGCGGTGGCGTATCGCCCGGACAGCACGGGCGGCTCAAGCCTGACGATCGGTGTCTATCAGGACGGCCGGCGTCACCTGCTGCGTGGCTGCCGTGGTAACGTCGTCATGCGCGGTGCGGTGGGTGATGTTGTTGGGCTCGAGTTCGAGTTCACCGGCGCCATTCAATCCACCACTGACGTGGCACTGTTGAGTGGAATCTCGTTCCCCAGCTCGATCCCCCCGCAGTTCCTTGGTGTCGGACTTGCGCTGGACACGTTTAGCCCCGTATTCGAGACGCTCGAAATGGACATGTCCAACGACCTGGCACCGCGCCGAGATGCGAACGACAGCACCGGCGTCATTAGCACGAAGATCACCGCACGCTCGCCTCGTGGCACCCTCGACCCCGAGGCCATGCTCGTCGGCGCTGGCAACGCGCAGGACTTCTACAACAAGCTGTACGCCGGCACGCAGTACGATGCGTCGTTCACTGTCGGCTCGACGAGCGGCAACAAGTTCCTGTGCCATATGCCGAAGCTGCAATATGGCAACGTGAGCGCTGGCGATCGGAACGCCATCCTTACCGACAACATTGACCTGCGTCTGAGCGAGACGGGCGCGGACGACGACATCGTGATTGCCTGCATCTAAACCTTCCTTCCAGGGAGCTGCGGCTTGGACGCAGCAGGTGCGCAGAGAGGTCGGGCTGCGCGTCAGGCAAAGGAGAAACATGCTACAGATTGACCCGGGGGGCGTGCATCACTGGACGCCACCGTCGCAGAAACGCAAAAAGCAGCCGGTCGTGCTGCACCTCAAGCCGCTGACCGTCAGGCAGCGGCTTGCGCTGTATCCCACCCTGTCGTCGGGCGATCAGTCAGCGCTGTCAGACAGCATCTGGCAAGTGCTCGAGCAGAACGTGGTGGGCTGGACCAACGTCAACAACTCGGCCGGCGATGCGGTGCCGTTTGCCACCGAGCTCCTCGATCATTTGCCCGACGACATCGCGATCGGCGCTTACGAAGAGATCATGGCGCTGTCGACGGTGGGGGTCGAAGAGGCGGGAAAGTCGTCGTCGCCACGCGGATCGCGCTCGGGCTCGTCGAGCAGCAGTGCGGCAAGTGTCGAGGTCTGAATGGCGAGCGTTACCGGGAGCGGTGGGGCTGCGATGAACCGACCCCGCACGAGCAGTACCGGCTTCCGTGCTATGGGTGCGACAACGACACCTATGGCTGCGCTCTGTGCGACGACAGACGCTGGGTGCCAATGTACCGCTGTCCAAAAGCAGAGCGTGACGAGCAGATCGAGAAAGCCGTGCGGCTGGCGTTGTGGAGTCGAGACGACGGCCCACTGCCAGCTCGAGGCGGTGCTCTGGATCAGTCGGCCTGGTTCATGGACGTGCGCGACATTGTGACGGCGACCGTGGCCGAGGCGCAGACTGACGCGAGACAATAGCAGGAGGCCAGCATGGCGCAGACGCAACGCAGAACGCTTGAGACCCGACTCACAGCGCGGAACGAGACGCGCACTGCGTTCACGCAGGTCGAGCGGAGTCTGCGCCGCATTCGCACCGCTGGCGATCGAGCATTCCAAGGGATTACCCGGGCCGCGAGATCGACCAAGGGGCAACTTGCCGCGCTAGTCGCCACCCTTGGCGGTATCCAAAAGCTCGTCATTGATCCGGCGCAATTTGAGGACTCGATCATTCGCATCACGCTTGCCGGCGATGCGTTTGTCGGGAAAGTCGACGAGATCCGGGATGCGATCGACAACCTAGCGACCTCGACGGGCACCCAACGCACTGAGCTGGCCGCAGCTTTCGACGTGGCCGCTCGGCGTGCCGAGGACTACGCCGGGGCGCTCGAGCTCGTGACAACGGCCAACAAGCTGGCTGCGCTGTCTGGATCTGACGTCACCGAGGCGGTGACCGGGCTGGATTCCGTCATCGAAGCGTTTGGCGGGTCGATCAATGAAGTCGAGCAGATTGCCGCCCAGCTCTTTGAGGCGACGCGCCGGCTGCCCGAGTCGCAGGGTGAGATCCTCACCCAGCTCGGCAACATCGCACCGCAGGCGCGTCTGGCCGGCCTCGGGCTTGACGATCTGCTGGCCGCGATTGCTACGGCCGAGGCGCAGGGTATCCGAACCAGCACGACCTTCACGGCGCTGCGTTCGATCCTCGATCAGCTTACGAGCCCGGCGGGCGCGGCTGCGGATCGGTTCCGTGACCTGGGCGTGCAGACCGGGCAAAACGCGCTCGCAGGCCAGAACCTTGGGGAAGTCTTTGCGCGGATCGCGGCCGGCGCGGAGCGTGTCGGTAACGGCTTGGGCGATCTCGGCATTCGCGGCCGATCTGTCAGTGCGTTCTTGGCGATTGCCAGCGATGAAGGCGAGCGATTCCGCGACACGCTGAACACCCTGAACAGCGCGTCGGTGCCTGAGTTCAACGCGGCGTTCGACACGGTGAACAGCACCACGAAATCGGCCATCGATGCGTTTGGCGAGCTTGCACGCGCAGCGGCTGACGCTTTCGGCGGAGTCTTTCTCGACGACGTGAACGGATTGCTGGGAGAAGCTACAAGCCGGACCACACTGCTCAAACTAGAAGCAGAGCGCGTCGCTTTGCAGATCAAGAGATGGGTGGCCGAGCTGCGCCCGTTCTTTGCCACCATTCAGGCTGGCATTGTCGTAATCACGTCCGGGTTTGAGATCGCAGCCAGAGCGTTTTCTGACAACTTCATCGTCGGCATCACCAAGATCCGGCTGGCATGGTCTACTGCGGTGCTCGCCTTCGGAGAGCAGTTTCGCCCGTTCATTGAAGAAGCGCAGACGCAGTTCACGGATCTGTACAACCTCATCGCCGAACGGGTGCCAGGGCTTGATCCGATCGGCATGACGGCCAAGCAGACGAGAGAGGAGCTGCGACGGCTTGCGCAGGAGCAGCGACAGCTCCAAAAGGTGCAGGACGAGGCGCCAGCCGTAATCGAAAGCCTTGAGGCGCGAGGCGATGCGAACCTCTTACGCTTCGCCGAGGAATTGCGCGCGCGGCTCAGGACTGTTGAAAGTGACTTGGAAGCCGTCAGGCAAAAACGCCTCGCGCTGCTAAAAACAGAGACCGACCCGTTTGCAGACGACCGTGCAGACCTTGCTGCGCTGGCTGCCGAGGTAGATCAGCTCGTGGATCGTCAAAAGCCGATCGCCGACCAGCTCGCTACGCTTGAGGAGATCGGTACACGAGTGCGGGATGCATGGGCGGCCATTGGTCCGTCCATTGGATCAGGCCGTGATAAAGCTGACGAGCTGGCCGAAGCTATCGCTCAGGTCACTGCAGAAATCGAGCGCCTCAATGCCACGGCCAGCGAGATCATTCCGACCCCGTTTGCGCAGCCGATCGGGCCTGAGCTACCGGGCGCGGAACCGGCTGTGGGCGCTCCGACTGCGGGCGCTCCGACTGCAAGCGCTGGTCAGCAGGAGCAGGTCGTACCAGGGGACGACGACGATACCGAACAAAAGAAGCAAAATCTGACCAAGCTAGGACAACTGCTCGACCAAGCAGGTCTCAAAAGCGAAGCCATCGCCGATACGCTCGAACAATCGTTTAGCAATGCATTCGCTGGCTTCATTACTGGTGCGCAATCCGCAGAAGAGGCAGCCGCTAGCTTCTTCCAAGGCGTTTTGCGTGGTTTGGCCGAGCTTGCAGCACAACAGCTTGCAACGCAAATTGTCGGGGCGCTGATTGGCGACGGCGCTGCTGCGGCTGCTGACGGGGGCGTCGTGGCGGCG